GGCGAGAACCAGCATCGTATTACGGTCATGAGCGACCGTAACCTCGGAATCGACAACATCGGCGAGTCGGGATGGTGCGAATACGGCTGGAACGGCTCCAAGATGCGACGGGACTATTCCAATGGCATGGTGCGCTTCTCCACGCTTACCCAGGTCTTCGCCATGTCGGACTTCCGGACGTTCCCGGTTATGGAACCGCACGGTTACGAGAACACCGGAAACGCCTGGGAACGCACGGAGAAGGACTGGACCTGGGAGTACCCGCAACTCACCATTCCGTCCGAGTTCGAGATGTTCGGCTCGTATCTTGTGCACAACCGCATCAATGGTGACACCCACACCATCGGCCCTATCTCTCGTCAGTTCTCGTATTTCCGTGTCGGTAACCCGATTCCGACTCCTGGCGAATCCTTCTGGCTCCGGGATCAGATCTCTAAGGACTACTTCGGCCTGTACTACGGCGACCAGCGTCGAGTCACTTGGGCTCAGTGGACCGAGAAGTACGGGGTGCGCCCAATCGTTTCTATCGGAGGCTAAATGTCTCATACTGTGGAGCTGGTGATCACCATATTCGGCTCCGTTCTCACCAGTACTGGTCTCTGGGCGTATCTCCAGAAACGTGCGGAAAGGCATGATGCCAAGACGCAACTAATGTTGGGTCTAGCGCACAACCAGATCGTGGCTATGGGAACCGCATATCTGTCCCGTGGTTACATCACCATCGATGAGTTTGAGGACTTGCAGAAGTATCTGTATCAGCCCTACCACACTTTCGGCGGAAACGGGACTGCCGAAAAGGTAATGGACGCCGTGAACCGGCTTCCGATCCATTTTCCTGACACCCGAAGAAAGGACAAGCGCTATGTCGCTGTCGAATCAGACCTACAACACTCTGAAGTGGATTGCTCAGATCCTGCTTCCTGCCCTCGCCACCCTGTATCTCGCCCTGGCGGGTTTGTGGGGTTTCCCTCACACTGAGGCGGTTGTGGGTACCATCACCGCTCTCGACACTTTCCTGGGCGCTCTGCTCGGTCTTGCAGCCAAGAACTACGAGCCCGAGGTTGACGGCGTGCTCCATGTGGACCACAAGAACCAGGAGGTTTACGCCGCTCTGGAGACCCCCGCTCAGGACATGACTAAGAAGGACACGGCCACTCTGAAGGTCTCCGAGGTCTGACGATCCGCGGGATCGACATGGTCTATAATGATACCCCTCATTTGAAAGGAATACCATGTCCGACAACAAGCCGAACACCAAGAAGGCCCTCGAAGAGGCTTACGCTTTCATCGATGGCATGGATCCCGACAGTGAAGCCTATCGCGAAGCTCTCCGCAGCATCAAGGAGCTGGAGCAGATTCAAGACGCAAAACACCGTCGTTTCTGCCCCAGCCCCGATGCCGTGGTGGGCGCCGCCGGCTCTATCCTCGGAATCCTCGCCATCGTGAAGGCTGAGCAGATCTTCCCCGTCGCCTCCAAGGCACTCGGATTCGTCGCCAAGATCCGCATCTGAGACACGAAAGCCTAGGACCCCACAAGGGTTCTAGGTTTTTGCAAAAAGTTCTGATTTTCGAAATCCAAAAATTCCCGGGTGGGAAAATTGGAACGCGGATTTTGCAAGCCCTATAACGAGACCCCTCACGAAAGGAATGCATCATGTCCAACATCTTCATCGCATTTGGTTTCATCTCCTTCGTCATGTTTCTGTACACCGTCTACTCCCAGGCGCAGCAGATCAAGGCTCTCAAGAAGACCGTCCGCCGCCAGCGGCACCTTCTTAAGTTTGCTTCAGATCAGCCCGCCCAGGAGACCGACAATATAGAGAAGTATCTCGAAGAAGATTGGGCCGAGATCGAGAAGATCTTCCGACAGAACTCTACCAAGAAGTGACTCTCACGCCTAGAACCTTCACGGGTTCTAGGTTTTCGCAGAATCAACAGGGCATATAATGAGACCTATAGACCGAAAGGACCGATCATGCTGATCTCCCGCCTCGTCGAGAACCTTGTCAAGTCTGTCATCTACTGCGTTGGAATCTACGCCATCGTCAAGTGGGTGCTTTCTTACTACAAGATCTCGAAGAAGGATTTCACCAATCCCACCCACATCGATCACAATCTCTGACACACTCCTAGAACCTTCACGGGTTCTAGGTTTTCGCGGATTCTGCATGGCCTATAATGAGACCCCCATCTGAAAGGAACCATCATGAACCGCGTCGCCCTCGCCGTTGCCATCCTCGCCGCCTCCTTCGCTCTCCAGCACTACGCCGACAAGAAGCTTGAAGCGAAGTTCCGCGAGCTCCTCAACAAGAAGGCCGCGGAGCAGAACGCTCCCGCCAACTGACCACTCACTCCTAGAACCCAACCCGGGTTCTAGGTTTCTCGAGAAAGGAACGCACATGAACCCCGAAGACATCGATCTGGAATTCCACGAGCCGGATCCCATCACCAATACACAGAAGGTCACACTCACGGTTCCAGCCGACGTGGCCCCCGAAGTCGCCAAGCAGATGCTCATCAATGCTATCCAGAGTAGCGTGAGTGATTCTGTAAAGACGATGTATCGTGACTACATTCGGGAACGCGAGAACAATCTAGAAGAGAATGAGTGGTATAAAGCACTCATCAATATTGGAGGGGAGAGCAAGTGAACCTCGCATTCGTCAAAGCTGCCCAGGACTTCGTCGTACGCAACTCGCACCATATACTCACCGGACTGGCGCTGCTAGGCCTCGGGGCATCGGTCGCTCTGAGCGTCCATGCAGACCGTCAGATGCAGGAGTGGGATATCGACGACTTCAAGCGCCTCACAAAGGAGCAGCGAATCAAGATCTACGCTAAGATCTACGCTCCTCCGGCTATCGCCATATTGGCCACCGGCGCTTGCGTCGTCGGCGCTCACAGCATCTCGGTCAAACGTGAGTCGTCCCTGCTCCTTGCCTACGAGGGTACGCGTCAGGTGTACGACCGTTATCGTGCCTCCGTCCAGGATCGCCTAGGTCCGGAGGAGAAGACGATCTCCCAGAATGCCGCGTCCAAGACGGATCCGTATCCTCGTGAAGCAGCTGTGGTTTGCGGCGAAGGCGACGTCCTGTTCTACGACGCCTACAGCGGTCGGTATTTCAAGTCCACCGTCAACAAGATCGACCGGGTCGTCAACGAACTGAACTATACTCTCCTCCGAGAGATGTGCGTCAGCCTCAACGAGTTCTACGCCGGCATCGGCCTCGAGGGTATTTCCTTGGGCGACCAGCTCGGGTGGAATGAGCAGAGGCAGATCGAGGTGCACTATGGCGCTCAGGTCTCAGATGACGGGAAGGCGGTAGTGGTCGTCGATTTCGTCGTCGAACCCACTGAGAAGTGGTTCAAGCTTTCGTGAAAGGAGCACCGCCTATAACGAGACCCATCTAGAAAGGAATGACCATGAGTTTCAAAGAGACCACCGGATACAAGGTCGTATCCCTTGTCGCCTCGACATCCGCCAGCATTACCGCCGGTGCCGTTGTCGGCGCTCTCTGCCCTCCAGCCGGAGTGGTATTGACCGCCATCTACGGCGTCGGCAGTAGTGTCCTTGGTACATATGTCGGAGACAAGGCCGGACGACAGTACGCCGAGACCCTTGCCGAGACCATCGACTCCCTCCAGACACCTCAGACCAACTAGACCCCCTATGCCCTCTAACACAGGGCATAGGCTTTCGCAAATTCTGCACGCACTATAATGAGACCCCATCAACTCGAAAGGAACTCTCATGTCCGAGAACACCGCTCCCACCGTTGTCGAGCACTCCGAGACCGTTGAAGACGAGACCCCCATCATCGCCGTCAACTGGACCAAGCTCGGTGCCGTCGCCAAGAAGAGTGCGCGTTACGTGCTGCCCGCCGCAGCCGGTTTCGCAGCGCTCGTCCTGGTGAAGGCCCTTGCTAACTCCAGCGACAGTGATGACGAGGCTCCCGCCGCCATCGAATCGGACGCCGACGTCGTGGACGCTGAGCTCGTCGAAGAGACCGACGACTGATCCTACTCCCCCTAGAACCCAACTCGGGTTCTAGGTTTCTCATTTTCAGAAAGGAACGAACGATGGAGCTTCAGGCGGCCGTGGTGGTTACCCTCACCGAGAACGGCAAGACAGTCAAGCGCGTCATCCAAAAGAGCGACAAGTTCGACGAGAAGACCTCGTGGGACCATATTGTCAACCAGACCAAGTCGCTCGCAGCCACTACTCTCAACTCGATGGACTGAAAGGCATATCCATGATCAAGATGAACGTCAGCGCCGAGACCTTCGACGGCGACATGGTTACCGAGACCCTCTGGTTCCACATGAACAAGGTGGACCTGATTGACCTGCAGCAGTCGCAGCCCGGCGGGTTCACTGACACGCTTCAGGCGTTCATGTCTCGCAAGCCCGAGGACTGGACCACGAAGGACAAGTTCAAGCTGTTCGACTACTTCCGAACTATCGTGGATAAGGCCTACGGTGAGAGGTCATCTGACGGCAAGCGATTCAGCAAGTCGCCGGAGATCCTCGCCCGCTTCAAGGACAGCATCTTCTACGACGAGTTCGTCCTGAGCCTGCTGGAGGACGAGAAGAAGAGCATTAAGTTCTTCAACGGCGTCATGCCCAAGGCGCTCCTCGACCAGGCCAAGAAGGAGCGGCCGGACGTATTCAACCAGATCGAGGCCTGAGAAACCCGAGCGGGGCCCTGGGGAGACCTGGGGCCCCGCATATCAGAAGGAGCGAACATGACCGATAACGTACCCGTGAGGGGCGATTTCCCCTCCAACTCACGGAAGACCAAGCCCGCAGTCGAAAGGGTCGTCAAGACTCCGGCGCGTATTGACAAGGGCAGTCTCGGCAAGCAGGCGCTTCAGGCGTTCTTCGCCGAGGACATCAAGGAGGTAGCCAACTACCTTCTCTGGGATATTGCCCTGCCCAGCGTCAAGAACGCCGTGAGCGATATCTTCACATCCGGGATCGACCGTCTGCTCTTCGGAGGCGACGGCGGTCCTCAGCGCTCTCGCAGCAACAAGACCTACACCTCGTATTCCAATCGGACTTACGGACGTCGTGAGACTCCAACCGAGCGGACGTACACTCAGAGGGACCGTCGGGAGCACAATCTCGAGTCCATCATATTCGCAACCCGTAGCGAGGCCGAGGATGTTCTGAACCACCTGATCAGCATCTGCGACCAGTATGACGTGGCGACCGTGGGAGACCTGTACGGCATGGCCGGCATTTCCCAGTCCTACACCGATGAGAACTGGGGATGGCGGGATCTCCGTAGCGGACGCGCCGTCCGTTCCCGCAATGGATACATTCTCGATCTACCGAAACCGGAGGACGTCCGATGAACGACGACGAAGAGATGACAGTTGTCTACGGGCTTACATCCATATTCCTATCCATCTTTATCTTTCTCCTCATCCTCGCCGGTCTGGGATCCCTGCCGGTATGGGTCATATTCGCAGGGCTAATAGTCATCAACGCCATTCTCATCGCGGGGATCGTGAATGACATAAGGAACAACAAATGAGCATCGAGCAAATGCGCGACAAGCTGCGCAAAGCATACGGAGGATCGGCGGCTTGGGTCGCCAAGGTTGATCGTATGAGTGACGGTCAGGTAATCGCAGTCTACAAGAGCCTTAACGAGAGGAAGTACTTCGCATCATGAGTCTTACAGTTATTTCGCGCCTCGCCGGCAAGGGCGCTCTCATCGTCTCCAAGCACGCTCCCGCTATCCTGACGGGGCTGGGGATCGCCGGCTTCACAGCAACCGCAGTACTCACGGCCAAGCAGACGCTGAGCGTCGGTGAGGTCACCTGGGAGGACTTGAACGAGCTGTCGACAGTCAAGGCGGCTGAGGACGAGGAGAAGTTCGAGAAGAAGGAGATTCAGATCGCCAAGGCCCGTGCCTGGGGTAACCTGACGAAGCATCTCCTCAAGCACTATGCCCTGCCGCTGAGCCTGGGCACGGCCTCCGCCATTTCTCTGATCCTGGCTCACCGCATTTCTGCGCATCGGATTGCTGGTCTGTCCATGGCCTACGCCGGTCTCGAGGAGTCCTTCCGCAACTACAAGGACCGTATCGAGGAGGGCTTCGGTAAGGAGGAGACCGAGCGTATTCTCGCCGAGGCTGACGCCAACGCCCTTGACAAGGCAAAGATGGACTACTACAACGAGACGGGGCGTGAGTTCCAGCTCAAGCCTGAGGAGTTCATGCGTGAGCTCGGCGTCTCGCCATATGCTGTTGTGTTTGACCAGAATGCGAAGGCCTGGGAGGGGAACGAGGACTACAGCCTCATGATCCTCCACGCTCAGGAGAACTACGCCAACGACATCCTGCGGACTCGTGGATATCTGCTCCTGAATGATGTGTACAAGGGCCTCGGCCTGCCTCCGACGTCTGCCGGTTCTGTGGTGGGCTGGGTCTATGACAACGAAGACGGTGACGGCATCGTCGAGTTCGGCAACTTCGAGGTATTCAACTACCGCGACTACGACCCGGTCCTCGGACGTGAGGTCACCAAGTTCGTCCTCGACTTCAACGTCGACGGTGTTATCTACGACCAGATCGACAGGGTGGCAATTCGATGAAGGTAGCATTTCTGATCCTGGTCGGCTTCGCCATCGGTCGAGCAACTAAACGAAGGGGACGCAAGTGAAACTACTACCGGCGCTCGTCGTCGGTCTCACGGCAGGATTTCTTGCCGTGCAGGACTTGAAGAGCGAGAAGAAGGAGCCTGAGAAGGTTGTAGAATCTCCGGACGAGGTCCGGACAGAGCCCACGGAGGAAGAGATGGACGAGTACGAGGAGATCGTCAACGACGAGTATCTCAACATCACCATGGAGGACGACCTCTCCGAGATTATGGGAGAGGACGAAGATGAGGAGGTCGCGGAGGGCGAGTCCATCAGTGAGATCACGGAGGACGATTACAACATTGGTATCTTCAACTTCGATCGGGTCGACCTGATGTATTTCACGGAGGACAGCATCCTCTGCGACGGTGACATGGTTACGATCGACAACGTGGACGAGTGGCTCGGCAACGTCGACCTCGAGACGCAGTCGGACGAGATCACCGTCAAGTGGATCCGTAACTTTAATCTCCCCTACGATATTCGCCTCGAGATCATTGAGGACTCGTACTCAGGATCCCGCTAATGGAAGACGACTACTTCGACTTCCTAGTCTCATTCTTGGGGGAGGATGAAAGTCAGCTGCCGAGCATGTTTCACAGCTACTTCCTCCTGATGAAGCTCTACCGTACCGAGTTCCGCTACTCCGCCATGATGGACCGCAATCGGGACATGGATGGCCGTGAGTGGCGGAACCGCTACGGCGGCGAGCTCTCACCAGCATTTCTCAAACGCCCGGCTAACGTTCTCGAGGTTCTTCTCGGGCTGGCTGATCGTATGGCGTTTGAGCTGGACGATGACGAGGGCCCCGCTCCCTATTTCTGGGAGATGATAAACAACCTCGGAATCAACTTCATGGACTGCGACGTCATGCTGGACGATAAACTCGATCGAAAGGTCGAGAAGGCTATCGACCGATGGATGAGCCGTCAGTACGATTCCCACGGACGTGGGGGCATATTCCCTCTCAAGTCCATTCCCGAGTTCTACGAGTCGGGGGAGTTCCCTAACCAGAACCGCCTTGAGCTCTGGTACCAGATGCAGCTCTACCTCGCGGAGAACTACGACATATAAGGAGTCAAATGGATTTCTACGAGATCAAGGAGCGAGCCCTGAAGTCGGGCACCACCGAGGTACGGCCGGCCTGGCGTGTGCACGAATTCAAGGATCTCATGGTTCGTGGGAAGTCCTTCTACGCCGTGTACAACCCCGAGACGCATTTCTGGAGTACTCGCGAGTACGACCTGATTCGCATCGTGGACGCCGACGTGACCCGCCACTTTCAAGAGGCCTCGAAGAGAGTCGACGGGTCCGTCTGGGCACGGTATCTGGGGGACTACGACTCCAAGACATATTCCGACTACAAGGCGTGGCTGTCCAAGCTCCCGGACATCTACCAGCCTCTCGATGGCAAGATACTATTTGCCGACCAGACTCCAAGAAAGGAAGACTACGCAACCAGAACGCTCTCATATTCTCTGAGTGACGATCCGTGCCCTTCTTACGAGGAACTCATGAGCACCCTCTATGATCCGGACGAGAGGGAGAAACTCGAGTGGGGCATCGGATCTGTATTCACGGGAGACTCCGCCTGGATCCAGAAGTTCTTCGTGCTCTACGGATCTGCTGGTTCTGGTAAGTCTACGGTCTTGAATCTCCTATCGAGACTGCTTGATGGTCATATCGGTCAGTTCGACGCAGCGGCTCTTGGGCGACCCAGCGACCAATTCGCCCTTGAGCCGTTCAAGTCGAATCCTCGAGTGGCCATTCAGCATGACGGCAACCTCTCTCGGATCGCGGATAACAGCCGCCTGAACAGTCTCGTATCGCATGAACCGATGGTCATGAATGAGAAGGGGAAATCCCTCTACACGTTCAAGCCTGAAGCGATGTTGTTTGTGGGCACCAACTTGCCGGTCCGTATCACCGACTCGAAGAGCGGACTGACGAGACGTCTTATCGACGTTGAGCCTTCTGGACGAAAGCTCGATATTCGTCGATACAAAGAGATCATGTCTCAACTCGAGGACGAACGGGGATCTATCGTAAAGCGCTGCGTGGAACTCTATAAGTCCAAAGGCCCGTCGTACTACGACGACTACAAGCCCATCGGAATGATGAGCAAAACAAACCCCATCTTCAACTTCCTCGATTTCTATCAGGACGAGTTGGATGATGAGGATGGTGTCTCTCTCAAACGCATCTACGAGATGTACAAAGAGTATTCCCAGACATATTCGGACGGAGCTATGTACCCTATGTACAAGTTCAAGGACGAGATCCGGGATTACTTCGAGGAATTCCATGATCGTCTCTGGATCGATGGGAGCTACAGGCGCAAGGTGTACAAGGGGCTATTGAAATCCAAATTTTCCCAGGGGGAGAAGAAGGAGAGCCCGATTTCGGACTGGACTGAGATGAAGGAGCAGCCGTCATATCTCGACGAGCTCTACAAGGACCGTCCGGCACAGTACGCCAATGAAAACGGCCTCCCAGCGAAACGTTGGGACGACGTCACGACGACACTAAAGGACTTGGACACTAGAAAGGAGCATTATGTCCTCGTACCCGAGCAAGACGTCGTCATCGACATCGACCTCGACAAGGATAGAGACAAGTGTCTGGAAGAGGCTCGCAGGTGGGTTCCCTCCTATGCTGAACTCAGCCGATCGGGGGGTGGAATCCACATCCACTATCAATATTCGGGGGATCCTTCCGTACTTTCACGGTTGGTGCGCCCCGGAGTCGAGTGCAAGGTCTACTCAGGCAAATCCGCCCTCAGGCGACGCCTCACCGAGTGCACCGCCCACCAGGGCCTTACCACGGTTGAGGACGGATATCTCCCCGTCAAGGAGAAACCCTTGATCCGTCAGGAGGTCATGCAGAACGAGAAGTCCATCCGGAAACTCATAGAGCGGAACCTGCGGAAGGAATTCCATCCGGGGACGAAGCCCAGCATCGATTTCATCATGAAGGTGCTGACTGACGCCAAAGAGTCCGGGATGGACTACGACGTGTCGGACATGAGGCAGAAGGTTCTCACGTTCGCCATGAAGTCCACCCATCAGGCCGACTACTGCATCAAGCTGGTGCAGGAGATGCCGTTCTCCTCGGAGAGCGATCACGAGGAGACCTACGAGGAACTGGACGACGATGCCCCGATTATTTACGACGTCGAGGTATTCCCGAACCTGTTCCTTGTGAACTGGAAAGTTCGGGGAGCCGACAAGATCCAGAGGATGATCAATCCGACTCCGAACGAGATCTCTGATCTTGTGGAGCGGAAGCTCGTAGGATTCAACAACCGCCGGTACGACAACCATATCCTCTACGGTCGTATCCTGGGTTACTCGAACATCCAGCTCTATCACCTCTCTCGTAAGATCATCAACAACCTCATCAAGGAAGGATTCCGAGAGGCTTACAACCTGTCCTATACCGATATCTACGACTTCGCCGCCAAGAAGCAATCCCTCAAGAAGTGGGAGATCGAGCTGGGCATCCACCACAAGGAGCTCGGTCTTCCCTGGGACGAACCGGTACCGGAGGAGATGTGGGAAGAGGTCGCCGCATATTGCGACAACGACGTCATCGCCACAGAGAAGGTATGGGACCATCTGGAGGCGGACTGGGAAGCCCGTCAGATCCTTGCTGCGATCGCAGGCCTTCCTGTCAACTCCAGCACCAACAAGCTGACCACCCAGATCATATTCCAGGGTCAGCGGGACACTCAGAAGTACTTGCAGTACACAGACCTGTCGGAGATGTTCCCCGGCTACAAGTACGAGTACGGCAAGTCGACATATCGTGGTGAGGAGGTCGGCGAGGGCGGATACGTCTCCTCCGAGCCTGGATGCTATGAGAACGTGGCCCTGCTGGATATTGCGTCGATGCACCCAACGTCGATCGAGAATCTCCAGTTGTTCGGTCCATACACCAAGAGGTACAGCGAGCTCAAGAAGGCTCGTATCTTGATCAAGCACAAGGAACTCGACGAGGCTCGAAAGATCCTGAATGGTGCGCTGGCTCCATATCTGGACGACGACTCGAACCTCGACGCTCTGGCCTATGCGCTGAAGATCGCACTGAATTCGACGTACGGACTTACCGCCGCCAAATTCGACAACCCACTCCGAGACCCCCGGAACGTGGACAACATCGTCGCCAAGCGCGGCGCGTTGTTCATGGTCGACCTGAAGCATTTCGTTCAGGAGAAAGGATACACCGTTGCCCACATCAAGACCGACTCGATCAAGATCCCGAACGCCGACGATCGCATCATATCGGAGGTCTTCGAGTTTGGGAAGAAGTACGGCTACACATTCGAGCACGAAGCGACCTACGATCGTATGCTGCTCGTCAACGACGCCGTCTATATCGCACACGACAAAGACGGTTGGCACGCAACCGGCAAGCAGTTCCAAGAGCCGGTCGTCTACAAGACTCTCTTCACCGGAGATCCTCTGGATCTCGAGGATGTCGCCCAGACACGATCGGTTACTACACGAATGCTGCTTGAATTCGGCGAGAATGACCGAAAGTTCATCGGCCGCGTCGGGCGCTTCATTCCGGTTCTCCCAGGAGTTCCTGGGGCAGGGCGACTTGTACGAGAGAATCATCGAGTGGACAAAGAGGGTAATGAGGTTATTTCATACGGCGATGTCGGAGGTTGCAAGGGGTATCTCTGGCTGGATTACGAAGACGCCGGATACGACTGGCGATATAAACTGGATAGTCGATACGGAAGGGAACTCGTGGACGCTGCCCGAGGGCAAATTCAGAAGTATACGGACGTCGATACCTTCCTAACAGTATGAATCGCGAGACGGGCAGGGCATATAATGAGACCCCCACCAGAAAGGTACTGCCATGTCCTGCCCCTCCCTCGCCCGCCAGTACGTCCTCACCAACCTTGCTGAGATGGGTGTTGGCTTCGCCATAGCTACGTTCGCCTACTACGCGACACGTGACTACTGCGACCAGCACCACCTCTCGGCAACGAAAGAGGACATGCTCGCCATGGCCAAGAACATCTGCGACACATTCAAGACCAACTGAACCAACCTCACACCTAGAACCCAACCCGGGTTCTAGGTTTCTCGATAGAAGGGAACGAACACATGATCACTCCAGTTTACGACGGCTCCAAGTCCGCTGGCGATATCCTCATCGACTACACCCAGAATCTCCGAGACAAGGTGGAAATCCTGACGGACGACGAGATCAATGGGCTCATTGGGAAGCTCCAGACCTGCGCAGACAACAGTCAGGGCGACAACCGCCGGGCTGTTCAGAATATCCTCAATATCTGCCAAACTGAGCTGGACGACCGGGACCTCGTGCGCTGCCTTGTAGAGGCGGGTCTTATCGTCGGAATCAATTCCATTGAGGGGGTCTCTGATGAGTAACAATTCCGCTGAGCTCTCAGAGCTTGCGACGGTCCGTCTCATTCATGGCAGCCAAGTAGCCATCGAGTCATTTCTGTCGTCTCTTCCGTCGATGATCGAGAAGACCACGGATAGTGAGCTCTGGACGTTCATCTGCAAGGTCGACCTCCTTCAAGAAGAGCTCGGTGACCTACTGAATCCCTCGCAGGAGGATTGGGTCAAGAGGCTCTACGATATTCTCATAGAGGAGTGGGACGCCCGGTGGCTCCTCATGCGCCTCCACGACCACGGCATCATCCGCCTAGAGAGGAGGCCATGAGGTACGATCTTTACTCACCTCCTTATATCGTCGACCAGGTTCTATCCCAAGACTACTACCCCATAGAAAGGAACACGACATGGCCGTCAACACTTACACTATCAAGAACGCCAAGCTCCTATTCCGCAACTTCGCTGGCGCGCAGGATCGATTCGGAAATACGGCACGCACGTTCTGTGTTATCATTCCCGACGACGCCGTTGACGATTTCCGCTCCGAGGGATTCAACGTCAAGACCCTGAAACCTCGGGATGAGACGGAGGAACCTCTCCCCTTCATCAAGGTGAAGGTCAACTTCGGAGGCCGTCCTCCTAAGATCGTCTCGATCGTTGGGCGCACTCGTACGCTCCTGAACGAGCAGACAGTCGGAGCCCTCGACTTCGCAGACCTCGAGCGGGCTGATATTGCAATCCGTCCCTACCACGGACAGACCAAGGCCGGAGCGACATTCTGCTCAGCATATCTCGACAAGGGGTTCTTCACAATTGTGGAGGACGAGCTCGAGGCTATGTACGCTGAGGAAGAGGACGACGAGGAGGTGCCGTTCTGATGCCGCTCGAAGTCAAGCTCTTCAACCCTCGCCGTAGCGTCTGCGAGGCCGTCAAGATCACGGACGACAATCTCCGCATGGTCCGCAACTGGGCCGCCAGCGACGAGGAGATCAAGGCCCACCTTCACACGGGAGCCGTCGGCAAGTGGATTATCCGTCGTAGCGACAACAAGTTCGACCTCATGACTGAGGGTCAGCTCTGGGGCCTCTACGAGCCGATCCTGCACTGACATCCATATCCACGGGGGCCCTGGGGAGACCTGGGGCCCCCATACTCACTAGAAGGAACGAACGCATGCTCAAGAAGCTTTATTTCCACACACGCGAGGGCCGTAGCTACGACTTCGACATCGCCGCCACAGCCAAAGTTGACAAGCCAGGATTCACCGAGTGGATCGTACAGGTCGATACCAATAACGAGCTTGGCGTCCATGAGGTCCAGGCCAGTACCGATGACTGCACATTCGACGTCGTCGGAGACGACTCTCTGATTATCTGGGAACTCCCTCCGAGCGAGGAGGCTAAGGATCCTGACCTCTGGACAGTCAATATCGAGACGATAGACTTCAAGTTCTATACTATCGAGGGCAAGATAACTTGGACGAAACACGGCGACCTCGAGGTGGAGACCGGCGACTGTCGCCTCAACTACCTATCGTCACGCCTCCGTGAGTTTGACGTCGACGACGTATCCCGGGTCATCACCGCTCGTTACAAGCAGTGACCCTCATTTTTCTGTATTGTACTTGTGTGGAGACGCAAATGAAACTGGTTTTAAAGACTCTCGATGGCAAAGTTGCCCAGCGTAAGATCAAGGATTTATGTTGTGATGGGGACATCGGAGACGAGGACCCCCGGGCCGCTCTGGTCATCGTCGAGCTGGATGACACCCTCACATATCTCCCCATCGATCAATTTATCTGCGAGGAGTGGACTGACGATACCGTAGTTGTCAAGGAGGACTGGGCATGAAAGCATATACTGTAGAACGCCATGGCGAACACTGGATCGCCTGGCGCAAGGAGGGGCTCCTTGGAGTGGCCGACGACATGATTTCCGCATACCGTCTCGTGGAGGAGGCTGCTAATGGCAACGCCTAACCCGATGCCCGACCCGAACATCTATGATATCCGAGAGGACGGAACTGTCTACGGGAAGCGCTCAGGCAAGCTTATACCCATCCGGACGTCCCGGTATGGTCTTCCGCAGATCCGTTTTTACAAAGGACATCGCTACCGGGTTCAGCTTCTCAGCAAGATCATCTGGACCCATTTCCACGGCGAGATCCCATTCATGCATGAGGTTCGGTATGTAGATGGCGATCCCTGGAACTGCTCCTTGGAGAACCTATATCTGAAGGACTTGAACGAGGAGTTCACGCCTCTGGATCGCTGGCCGGGCTTTGCTATCAGCAAGGGTGGCGAATTGATCAACATGGAAACCCTGCATCGGATCAAGCCCATGATGCCTCCGAGCCGGACCAACCTCATGTTCTCGGTCCGTGTCGACGGGGAGAGCCGGACCTTCCCGGTTGCTTTCACTGTCTGGGAGACGTTCATGGGAGAGAAGGTCAACTCGCATTATCTCTGTCACAAAGACGGCAACGTCTGGAACTGCGCCCTCGACAACTTGTATCTCAGTGACGAGTACCCTTATCATCCGCGCAAGCTTGAGAAGCAGACCGGACGGGAGTACAAGCCAATCATCGAGGAGGACGGAAAAGAATACATGCCAGTCGAGTACTATATCCACATGGTCGACGGAGTGAAAGGAGAGAGGGAGAGTGGAATCCCCCAGCACTGCCGACTGGGATCCTACTGAGACATTTAAGGACAGTATCATCGATGATATCGAGGTCAGTGATCTCGGTAGGATTCGTCGTATCTCGACTGGTCAGATCCTCACGCCTTGCCTTAGAGCGAACGGGTATGTCCAGGTTACCCTGTGGGATCGTGGGATTAGACGGACGAAATACGTCCAGAAGCTGGTCTGGGAGGCCTTCAACGGCCCTCTGGAGCCCTTACAGCGGGTCGCCCACCTGAATGGTGACCTGACTGATAACAGGCTCTCAAATCTCTTCCTGGAGTCTCACAGCGACTCGATGAGGAGGGCGTGGGACGCCAAACGACGCAAGTGGGAAACCATCTACCAAGGAGTTCTGTGGTGAGTGAGTACAGGAGCCCGCACAACGACGGGCACGATCCGTATATCCTTATCTGGGAGTATGGGAATGATGCCAAGCGAGCGGAGTTCAGCGAGCGCTGGGCAACGTTCGGCGAGGACGGTTGGACCATCTGGCATTTCCGGTTAGTTGACGGCGGCATCATGACCTTCTCGAGTCGAGAGTGGGATCAGCGAGACGACGTCAACCATCTGACAACTATCCATTTTCAGCCGAAGATTCAGAACAACGAAAGGAACTGACATGTCATCGAGAGAATGCACTATCCTGATCATCTTTCAGGGAGACAAGACCATCCACAAGGAGCCGGGCTTCTTCGATATCTGGACCGTCAATAAGAACGGCAAAACCTTAGTGACCGTTCAGAACACCACCACCGAGGAGCACATATTCGAAGATCTCCCGATCAAAGTCATGTCCACGAAAACACCATACGTCACCATTCGGGCCGAGGAGGAATCATGATACCCGCAGAGAAGATCCTTCTGACAGTCATCAATGGGGGTGAGGTTCTCTACAAGAAGGAAGACCTATTCGATATCTGGACTTTTCTAAAGGAGGGCGGACCCGCCGTGTCCATTCGTGACGTCAACGAAGACGAGGTCATATTCGAAGAGCTTCCAATCGAATCCATGAGTATGTCCGCCCCCCTCGTCTGCATCCAGATCAAGAGGGAGTGAGCCTTGGGACCGGTTGATCTGTGGCCCCATCAGGTCGAAGCGGTGAAGAACCTGAGGAACGGGTGCATATTGACCGGTAAGCCGGGCTCGGGGAAGTCGGTTGTCGCCCTCCAGTACTACGTTGAGAGAGTACTGGGGGTGCGGCATCCGGCCGATCTTCCGAGGCGGCTTGCCGAAGGACCCAGGTTATATATAATCACCACTGCTCGCAAGAGAGATGATCTCGATTGGCAGGGGGATGTCTCGATGTACGGGCTGACGGACTACACGACAGTCGATTCGTGGAACAACATCAGTAACTACAGTGACATCCGCGACTCCTTCATCATATTCGATGAGCAGAGAGCCATCGGTAGCGGCAAATGGGCCAAGGCATTTGTCAAGATGGCTCGTAGCAACGAGTGGATCATGCTGTCCGGCACGCCTGGTGATAACTGGATGGACTACTGCCCGGTATTTATCGCCAACGGCTTCTTCAAGAACCGCACCCAGTTCGAGAGGGAACACTGCCAGTTCAACTACAGAGCGGGCTATCCTCGTCTTGAGCGATATCTTGGGCAGGGGAAGCTGTTGCGGCTTCGTAAGAAGGTCCTCGTTGACATGCCTTTCGTCAAAAAGACGGTTAAGAAGCGGACGGACGTCCCGGTATCCTATGAGGAGAAGCCATATCGTACGATTCAGAAGTATCGATTCGATCCGTACAAGGAAGAGCCCATCAAGAACGCAGGAGGCCTCTGTCATGTCTTGAGAAGGGTGACAAATGAGGATCCTGTGAGACTTGAGGCGGTGAGAGCCTTGTGCGAGGAGCATCCTCGGGTTATCGTCTTCTATAACTTCGACTATGAACTCTTCATGCTTCGGTCGTTGGGGGATATTCTCGGAGTACCAATCGCTGAGTACAACGGACACAAGCATGAACCCTTGCCGGAGGGTGAGCGATGGGTGTATCTTGTGCAGTACACAGCTGGTGCGGAGGCTTGGAACTGCACCACTTGTGATACGATGATATTCTTCTCTCAGAACTACTCGTGGAAGGTCATGGAGCAGTGTGAGGGGCGAATCGACCGACTGAACACTCCTTATTCAGTCTTGAACTACTACTACCTGAAGAGCCAGTCGCCCATCGATCAAGCCATTTCGAGGGCGATTCGGGTCAAGGAGATCTTCAATGAGAGGGGTTTTTACGAGTCTCTGAGGTGATTGTTGTACCACCCGTTGTACCACTTGGTATGGCGGGTGGACAACGCTTCTGATGTTTGTGTGACTGGAGTGACGTATGTGTTGACCAGTTTTGTGACCAGTTTTGTGACCAGTTTTGGTCGGGGGTGAAATCTGTATTGTACACGTGCGCCAAAATAGACCAGTTTTGGAGCGTCAGACCAGTTTTGAACCGGGGGTGGTCACAAAACTGGCCGTGACTTTTCGTTGGAATTGCAACGTTTTACTTCTCATAGACCAGTTTACCAGTTTTGTTTCAGTTGCTAGGAGTTGAGTAAATTTTCTAATATATAGCGAGCATAGGGATTTTGGTGGTTATTGGTCAAGGGGTATTGTAGATGCAGTCCTGATGCAAGTCTCAACGACATGTACAATAGACCGCGTCGCGAACATGTATCCTAATGAAGGAGATGGGCCTTCTATATTTTCGACCCCCTTCACCACAGCTTCCCACGGCTGGCTGAAACTACGCTACCTCAACACCGCATAGTAAACTCAAACAACTTACGAGTACCGACACATGCGGCGCCCCGGCCAGCCGTGGGTATAATTCTTGATTCGAGGATAGACCCCATGCTCGAACGCGACTACCAACGCGGACTCATATCCAGGATCGAGGAACGCCTTCCCGGCTGCCTCATCCTCAAGAACGATCCGAACCACAATCAGGGCATACCCGACCTGATCATCATATTCGGATCCAAGTGGGCCGCACTCGAGGTCAAGAGAAGCGCCGATGCTGCTCACCGACCGAACCAGGATCATTTCATAGACAAGCTCGGTGAGTGGTCCTTCGCATCATTCATTTACCCAGAGAACGAGAAAGGAACGCTCGATGAACTGGAACGTACACTCAAGGCTGGAGGGCCTACACGCATTCCTGAGCGCCAGCAAGCACAGTTGGGTCAACTACGACGACGAGAAGCTGGGCGAGGCGTTCAGGACGGCGCAGGCAGCAGCGATGGGGACCAGGCTTCACGCCCTGGCCGCAGAGCATATTCGCCTAAAGATGCGAATGCCGAGGAACAAGGCCACCTTCAACGCCTACGTGAACGACGCCATTGGCTACGGTCTTGACCCTGAGGTCGTACTATATCACAGCGAGAACGCATTTGGGACCGCCGACGCTATCGGCTTCGACGAGAAGAAGCATCTTCTCCGCATTCACGACCTCAAGACTGGCGTAACTCGCGTCAACATGGTCCAGCTTCATATCTATGCAGCACTGTTCTGCCTGGAGTACGAGAAGCTGCCCGGCGAGATCAACGTCGAGACCCGCATCTACCAGAACGACGATATTCTGGTCGACACTCCGCAGCCCGACGACATCGCCCATATCATGGACAAGATCGTCTGGTTTGACAAGCTCATCGAGGAGATCAAGACTGAGGAGAACTGATGCCCTCCGATATCCTCAAACACTACGGGACTAAGCGGCACTCGGGTCGCTATCCTTGGGGATCTGGTAAGGATCCATATCAGTCGGCCCAGGGCTTCCTCGCTGAGCGAGACAAGCTCAAGGCGCAGGGCATGTCCGAGGTAGATATTGCCAAGGCCTGGGGCATGAGCACCACCGAGTACCGTGCTTTGAACAGCATCGCTCGTGCCGAGAAGAAGGCGGGCGATATTTCTCGAGCATCTCGTCTCAAGGACGCCGGTCTGCCCAACACGGAGATCGGTCGACGCATGGGGCTCAACGAGTCCTCGGTTCGTGAGCTTCTCAAACCTAATGCGGCATACCGCAAGGACGAGATCACCCGGGTCAAGGATATTCTGGCCGACGAGGTGAAGCAGAAGAAGTTCATCGAGTACGGTCTCGGCGTTGAGCAGAACCTCCAGTGTTCGTCGACATCTTTGAAGACCGCCGTCGAGGCCCTGAAGGCTCAGGGATATACTACTCACGATGTCAAGGTCAAGCAGGCCAACAGCGATAACTACACCATCCTCAAGGTTCTCGCCCCTCCCGGCACCAAAGCTGCCGATATTCATGCACAGAGGGACAAGATCCGTACTCCTGGTGTGGTCATCGACGAGAAGGGGTTGCTGTCGACTGGGCTTCGTACTCCTCGAGCCATATCTTCAAAGAAGGTCGCCATCAAGTACGCCGAAGACGGCGGCACTGACATGGACGGGGTTATTCTGCTCCGTCGTGGAGTCAAAGAGCTCAGTCTCGGTGGCTCCAACTACGCCCAGGTGCGTATTTCGGTTGACGGAACGCACTACCTCAAGGGCATGGCCATGTACTCGGATGATATTCCGAAGGGCAAGGACATAGTCTTCAACACCAACAAGAAGAAGGGCACACCCATGCTGGGCTCCAAGGACCACACGGTCCTCAAGCCCATGAAGGATGATCCCGAGAATCCATTTGGTGCGGTCGTTAAACAGAAGTTATTTAAGGACCCGAAGACTGGCAAGAAGGAACTGAGCGCACTCAATATTGTGAATGAGGAGGGCAAGTGGGACTCATGGTCCCAGTCCCTGGCCTCACAGTTCTTATCCAAGCAGTCCCCCAAATTGGCCAAGCGCCAACTTCAGGCTGTCCGTGACGAAAAGCGGAAGCAGCTCGATGAGATCATGGGTCTTACGAATCCCGTTATTCGTAAGCGGATGCTCATGTCCCTGGCTGATGACTGTGACTCGGCTTCGGTACATCTCAAGGCCAAGGCCCTCCCGGGTCAAGCCTCTCAGGTGTTATTGCCGATGCCCCATCTCAAGAAGGGTGAGGTATATGCTCCTAACTATCGGGACGGTGACGTTGTTAGTCTCGTGCGTTATCCTCATGGCGGGACTTTCGAGATTCCTACGCTCACTGTTAACAACCGAGGTAAGAAGTCTCGAAGTATTCTTGGCAATGCTAGGGATGCTATTGGGATCCATCCTTCTGTCGCTGAGCGTCTTAGCGGTGCTGATTTTGATGGCGACTCCGTCCTGGTAATTCCCAACAAGGGAAAAACCCGGATTCGTTCCACCGCTCCACTCAAGGGATTGAAGGGATTCGACCCCAAGAGAACATATCCTGGCTACCCTGGGATGAAGAGGATGTCGGATACTCAGACCCAGATGGGTAAAGTGTCCAATCTTATTACCGACATGACCCTCAAGGGTGCCAGTGCCGATGAATTGTCCCGGGCTGTTCGCCACTCCATGGTTGTTATTGATGCCGAGAAGCATAATCTCAACTACAAACAGTCCGAGGTAGACAACGGCATAGCCGCATTGAAGAGGAAGTACCAGGGTGGCGCCGATAAAGGTGCAGCCACTCTTATTTCCAGGTCCAAGGGCGTTCAGTATGTACCCCATCGCAAGCCACGCAGTGCAGCGAAGGGCGGTCCATATGATGCAGCCACTGGTCGCAGGGTCTACGAGGAGACTGGCGAGTCCTATATTAACAAGAAGGGCAAGCTAGTCAAGAAGCAGACCAAGACTACCAGGATGGCTGAGGCTACCGATGCTAGGAAGCTGTCCTCTGGTACACTGATGGAGGGTATTTACGCACAGCACGCCAACGAGTTGAAGGCTATGGCCAACGATATTAGGAAGCGTGCTATTTCAACCCCCGCCATCAAACGAGACCCCCGGGCTGCAAAGGCATACGCCCCAGAAGTTGCCACCCTCCGCGCTAAATTGAACCGGGCCCTCAAACAGAAGCCCCTAGAGCGGCAGGCACAGCTAGTGGCACAAGGTGTTGTGCAGAAGAAGCTTGAATCAAATCCAAATTTGACCAAGAAAGAACGGGCTAAGCTTGAGGCCATGGCCATCAAGACCGCCCGCCGCCGTCTTGGTTACGATAGAGAAGGCACAAGAGTGGTCCCCACACCTCGTGAGTGGGAAGCCATCCAGAAAGGTGCTATATCTAACTCGATGATGGAGCATATTCTAGCCAACTCTGATCTTGACACCATCAAGTCACTGGCTTTGCCAAAGGAGAAGCTTCCTCTTGCTGGTGCTCAGAAGGATCGAATCAAGACTCTTCGATCTAACGGAGCCAACACAGCACAGATCGCTGAGGCATTGGGCATTTCCACAGCTAGAGTTAGGGAGTACCTGAATGGCTAGCCTTCTGTCCATTGTCAACTGTCCATTGTCCTTGAATAGAGGTGCTTAGACCCATGCTACGCCTAGCACTCACTACCGAGGACAATCCTTACGATCCTTTCGATGAGTTCGAAGAGTGGTTTAACTTTGATGTAACTAAAGGTTACCACACCTGTGCCTACCTAGCACGGGTCACTACCACTAGTACTGACCTCACCGAAGCCGATCAAGTCGAAGCAACGAATGAAGCGATTCAAGAGATTCTCGAACTCAACTTGACTGGAAACTATCAAGTTGTTGAACGAGAGTTTTGACGAGCTTTCGTCCATTTCGTCCATTCTGAACTTCGAAAGAGGGGGGACAGGGTCCGCAAAATGGCCCACCCCCCGTCATCGGCCCGCACCTCGCATTTTCCCCGGAGGTAGGTTTGGGCATCCCGAATCCGGGTTTCGGATAAGACAGGACGACCTGTGTCGTTGGGGTCTTCTTGCGTTCGTTCCTTTCTACCCAACGAGGGGTACGCAAGTCGTCCTGTCCTACCTGAAACCCGGATTCGGAAACAGCAAAGGAACCCGGAATAGGAGAGAACTCCGTGGCAAGGGCCAAGAAGTCACCCAGAGGACGGGCCGCCACTCCGGAGCAGCAGGAGAATCAACTCATTTCGCTCGCAGTCCAGCGAGCCGAGGAGATGCTACTGGACGGCACGGCTCCTCCTTCCATCATCACGCACTACCTCAAGCTCGCCACGAGCCGAGAGCGGTTGGAGCAGGAGCGAATCAAGGCCGAGAATGACATGCTCAAGGCCAAAGCCGACGCTCTGGCGGCCTCAGCACGAGGGGAGGAGGCCTACAAGGAGGTTCTCGAGGCATTCAAGTCCTACGCCGGAGGAGGTGTGGGTCTTGAGTCGGATTCGGACCTACCATGAACTCTCTCGCATCGAATCCTTCGAGGAACGGTACGAGTACCTACGTCTCAACCAGGATCCAGGAGATCAGACCTTCGGTTTCGAACGGTATCTGAACCAATCCTTTTACCACTCGACCGAATGGCGTCAAGCAAGGCAGAAGGTTATCCTCAGAGACGACGCATGCGACCTCGGGGTCCCGGGTCACGACATCTACGGTAAGATTCTTGTTCATCACATGAACCCGATTCGGCCCGAGGACCTCGAGGGAGAGTTCAATCCGGACATCCTTGACCCCGAATACCTAGTCTGCGTGCGACACGACACACATAACGCGATTCACTTCGGCGACGCGAGCCTGTTACCCAAGCCTCTAGTCGAGAGAACGCCGAACGACACGATACCCTGGAGGTGACCGTGGCTGATTCGATATTGAATGACATCAAGAAGGCTCTCGGCATCACCGAGGACTACACGGCTTTCGATCAGGAGATTATTCTCCACACAAACACGGCGCTCATGTTCGCAGAGGAGATCGGTCTCCCCTCGTTCAAGATCACCGGAAAGACAGAGACCTGGGAGCAGTACCTCAACGGCGTCACGAAGAACGTAGAGGCGGTCAAGACGTACCTGTACCTGCAAGTGCGGCTCGTATTCGACCCGCCCGCTAACTCCTTCGTCGTGGCGGCGATCGAGAAACAGCTTCAGGAGTACGCCTGGCGTATCAACCTTCAGAAGGAGACTCCATGAGCGACCAACTCATGCACTACGGGGTCAAGGGGATGCGTAAAGGCGCTCGGAAGAGTCGTGAGCAGCGGAATGCTGAGCGCCGCGCCAAGTATGAGGCCAAACTCAAGGCTAAGTATGGCGATCACGACATTGCTACGATTGAGGCCTTCATCAAGAAGCGCAAGGCGCAAGCAAAGATGGCTAGGGACTGGCGTCTTGGCAACCAGCGCAACCGTCAGCTCACTGCTACCGAGCGTCGAGAGAAGTATTACAACGAACTCGACACCGGCCAGCTGGGCAAGACCTACGCAACCGATGCAACTCTCGCTGAAGCTGCTCGTAGGTACTACAAGAAGGGGCATAACAAGCGAATGGGGCATTCCGAGCTGATGCATTACGGTGTCAGGGGCATGCGCTGGGGAATCCGCAAGTCTCGCATCAAGGGTGCGAAGAAGTGGACTTCGGCTAAGCAGGCCAAAATAGATGGTATGTCCGACGATCAGCTAAGGCGGGTCAACAACCGCCTTCGGTTGGAGAAGGAGTACCGGCAGCTGACCCAGACTAGGATGGAGCGCTACCGCGCCAAGGCGGGGAAGCTGGTCGAGGATGCCGCAGCCAACACCCTGCAGAACGCAATCCAGAATGGGCTTAAGAAGGCTGCTAGTCGGGGCGGATCTGCCGCTATCAAGGGCGCCAAACGGTTCAAGCAATAGGACTATGACATGACAGACACACTGTTCTTCATTGACGAGGACGAGGTCCTCGCACACCACGGCGTCAAAGGCATGAAGTGGGGCGTTCGCAAGCAGCGAGCCGCTTCCGGAGGCGCCGGATCAACCAAGAAGCGCAAGGGGCTCTCCCGCAAGCAAAAGGCTGCTATTGCCGGTGTTCTCGGTACTGCGGCCGCCGCTGGTGCCGGGTACTACCTGCACAAATCCGGCAAGGGCAAGCAGCTCGCAGGCCTGGCCAAGAAAGGCGGAGCCTCGGCTAAGAAGTATGCCCAGGGTAAAGGTCGTACCCTAGGCGCTCAGGCTCGAGTCAAGACGGCGCAGGCCAAGCGACAGGCACGGGCTTTCGGTAAGGACGCCAAGAACTTCGCCGGAGCTCAGGCGGCGCTTGGTAAGTTAATGGTGGCCGATACTAAGCGGCGCGCCAAGGCAGCTGCTTCGAAGCTGAAGTATTCCAAAGCCGGCAAGTACGCCGAGGCTACTCGTCTCGCCGCCAATGCCGCCGCATTCAAGACGGGTCACGCGGCTCGTTCCGCTGGCTTCAGGGCCAAGCAAGGGGCGTGGAAGGTCGGTAATAAGGCCCGCAGGGCAGCTACGGGCGGCGTCAGTGGAGCGAAGTCTGCAGCTGGTATGGCCGCGCGTTCGGCCAAATCCAAAGCGGGCGCAGCAGCAAGCGCCGCCAGGTCCGCGGCAGGTGCGGCTAAGTCCAAGTTCGGTAAGGCCTCCACTAGAGCCGCTAAGGCCCCCGGTAAGGCCGTTGGATACAGGAGGCTCGCCACCACCGGAACCAGGGTCGTGAGGCCCAAGGGCGCCGCTGCCGAAAAGCTCGTCAAGGCTTCTGTAGTCGGACTCGCTACTGGCACGGCAGCGGGCACAGTCCCGTATGCCATCCGAAAGGCCGCTAGCGGCAGTAAGCGTGGCCGCTCTAGGAAGCGCCGCCGCTGACCATGCTGTCCAATACCGCTACCCCGCGATATTACGCTCAGTTCAGAGACGATGTCCTCGCAGGTCGAATTCCGATCTGCAAGGAGATCGAGATGGAGATGAATAGGATCGATGATCGGATTCGCAATCCCGGTTTTTATTACGATAGCGACGCTGTGGAGGGGTTCATCCGCTTCGCGGAAGCGGAGATGACTCTAACCGACGGATCCGATCTTCGACTCCTACCAAGCTTCAAGCTCTGGGCCGAACAGATCTTCGGATGGTGGATCTTCACCGAGCGATCAGTTTACGTCCCTAACAAGACGACAGCTGGCGGCCATTTCGAGAAGCGCCGGGTGAAGCAACGCCTCATCAACAAGCAGTACATCATCGTCGCTCGAGGCGGGGCGAAGTCTCTTTACGAAACTCTCCTCCAAGCCTACTTCCTCACGATCGACACGTCGACTACCCACCAGGTGACGACTGCACCGACGATGAAGCAGGCTGAGGAGGTCATGCAGCCCTTCCGCACCGCCATCACAAGAGCCAAGGGTCCCCTGTTCGATTTCATGACTCAGGGGTCTCTCCAGAACACGACCGGCAACCGCGCGCTCAGGCAGAAGCTCGTCCCCACCAAGAAGGGGATCGAGAACTTCATGACCAACAGCCTGCTTGAGGTTCGCCCAATGTCGATCGACAAGCTCCAGGGCCTCCGCACCAAGATGAACACGGTGGATGAGTGGCTCTCGGGCGATATTCGTGAAGACGTGGTCGGCGCCATCGAGCAGGGGGCGTCCAAGGTTGACGACTGGCTTATTCTGGCAGTGTCCTCAGAAGGTACCGTCAGGAACTCGGCTGGCGACAACATGAAGATGGAGCTCCTCAACATTCTTCGAGGGGAGTATTCGGATCCCCACACATCCATCTTCTACTACAGGCTCGATGACCTCAAGGAGGTCGGGGATCCGTCGACCTGGTTGAAGGCCCAGCCCAACCTCGGCGCTACAGTCTCCTACGAGACATATCAGCGAGACGTCGAAAGGGCGGAGCACGTGCCTGCGGCTAGGAACGACATCCTGGCCAAGAGGTTCGGAATCCCCATGGAGGGGTACACGTACTTCTTCACCTACGAGGAGACCCTGCGGCACAACCGTCAGGACTTCTGGGGTATGCCTTGTTCCATCGGCGTCGACCTATCGCAGGGCGATGACTTCACTGCCTTCACATTCTTGTTCCCTCTCAGCCGGGGCAGGTTTGGTGTCAAGACGCGCTGCTACATTTCCGAGCGCACCATGTTGCGCCTTCCGGGAGCCACTCGTCAGAAGTACGAGGAGTTCCTGCAGGAGGGATCGCTAATGGTGCTCGAGGGTACGGTTCTTGACATGATGAACGTCTACGAAGACCTCGAGGCGTTCATCGCTGATTGCGAGTACGACGTGCGCTGCCTGGGTTTCGACCCGTACAACGCCAAGGAGTTCGTGACTCGCTGGGAGAACGAGAATGGGCCGTTCGGCATCGAGAAGGTGATCCAGGGAGCCCGGACCGAGTCCGTGCCTCTCGGCGAGATCAAGGACATGGCGGAGGATCGCAAACTCCTCTTCGACCAGTCCATGATGACCTTCACGATGGGGAACGCCATCACCCTGGAGGACACCAACGGGAACCGCAAGCTCCTGAAGGCCCGACGGGAGAACAAGATCGACTCAGTCGCCGCCCTGATGGACGCCTGGGTCGCCTATAAACTCAACAAGGACATGTTCGACTAGGAGGTGAAGGACATAGGACTGCGAGATAGACTACAGCACGCCTACAACGCCTTCACTGGCAGGGACGTCGACCGATCGAACCTCGGTCCTTCCTACAGCGTACGGGCCGACCGGCTCGCGCTTGGATGGACGGCCGACAAGTCGATCATCTCATCGCTGTTCAACATGATCGCTATCGACGTGTCCGCCACGCCGATCCGACATGTCGACACAGCTCAAAATGGAACGTTTGTTGGTGTTCGGCGGTCAGCCCTGAACGACTGCCTGATGCTGGAGCCCAACATCGATCAGAGCGGCCGGGCCTTCATCCAGGATGCCGTGCTGTCCCTTTTCGATGAGGGCGTCATCGCAATCGTTCCGGTCGAATCAGACCTGGATCCGAGGACTAACAACAGCTTCGACATCAAACAACTGCGAGTCGGGCGGATCACCCAGTGGTTCCCCGAGCAGGTCGAGGTTGAGGTCTACAACCAGGCTCGTTCAACCAAGCAGCGGGTTATCCTGCCGAAGCGCACCGTCGCCATCATCGAGAATCCTCTCTATGAGGTGATGAACAAGCCGAACTCAACCCTCAAGCGACTGAGCCGTAAGCTCTCCATGCTGGACCTGGCCGACGAGAAGACGTACACCGGAAAGCTGGACATCATCATCCAGCTCCCCTACGTCGTCAAGACCGAAGCCATGCGCCAGCGGGCGGAGAACCGCATCCAGTCCATCGAGGATCAGCTCGGTAAGGGCGGACACGGGATTGCCTATACCGACGGTTCCGAGAAGATTACTCAGCTGAACCGCCCGGCGGAGAACAACCTGCTCGATCAGATCAAGTTCCTCACCGCCGAGCTCATGAGTCGACTGGGTATCTCGGAGGACGTCTTCAAGGGTACTGCGACGGAGATCGTCTGGACGCACTATTGGAACCGGGCTGTGGAGCCTGTACTCTCGGCACTCGCCGACGGGATGAGCAAGGCCTTCCTCACGAAGACCGCGCGCACCCAGGGGCAGGCCGTGCAGTACATCCGCGACCCGTTCAAGAACGTTCCTCCGAGCCAGATCGTCACGTCCCTGGACACCATGCTCAGGGACCAGGTCATCACACCGAACGAGGCCCGTACGAGGATTGGTCTTCCGCCGTCCCCGAACGAGCAGGCGGATCAGTTGCAGAACCCGAACATCAACCCCCAGATGGGTGATACCTCCCTGGACGGCGAGGGGGATATTCCGGACTCCGGTCCTGATGTTCAGTCAGTGCTCAGCATGCCGATGAGCCAAGTCAGAGGAGAAGGATGAAGTTCGACTTCAGTGGCTGGGCCACTAAGAACGACCTGACCTGCTCCGACGGACGCACTATCAAGCATAATGCGTTCAAGGAGAATGACGGCCAGCGCGTGCCGCTTGTATGGCAGCATGGGCACAACGCCGTCGACAACGTTCTCGGGCACGCTTTGCTCGAGAATCGGGATGAGGGCGTTTACGCCTACTGCGCTTTCAACGATACTCCTGGCGCGGAGAACGCCAAGGAGCTCGTGAAGCACGGCGACGTCAAGGCTCTCTCGATCTACGCCAACCGCCTCGACCAGCGAGGGGCTGACGTTATTCACGGCAACATCGTCGAGGTTTCCATGGTCCTGTCCGGGGCCAACCCGGGCGCCTTGATCGACAATGTTGCTCTGGAGCACTCGGATGGTTCATGGACCGAGTCCGAGGACGAGGCCGTCATTTATTCCGGTCTCACGCTCTCGCACGATTCCGGAGAAACAACGGAGGACACAGAATCCATGGACGAAGACGAGGTTTACGACGAGGACGACCTCACGGTCGCCGATGTCCTCGAGACCCTCGACGATGACCAGCGTCTGGCTGTTGCAGCCCTTATCGAGGAGATCAGCGGTGACGTTGACGACGATGATGAGGACTTCGACGAGGACGAAGAGTTCGATGAGGACTATGACGACGAAGACTACGATGAGGACGCCGAACACGGCGACTTCGGGGGTGATACTCTGATGCATTCCAACATCTTCGAGGGAGACGCTCGTGCCCTTATGGGTCCGCACCTCTCTCACGCCGATGAGGAGCAGATCTTCGCTGAGGCTCGCCAGCCCGGCATGACGCTCCGCACCGCGGTCCTGGCTCACGCCGCGGACTACGGTATCAAGAACCCGGAGCTGTTGTTCCCGGACGCCACCAACCTGGACCCGGAGCCCCAGCGCATCATGCGCGAGAACTCTTGGGTTTCCAAGGTTCTCCAGGGCGCAAAGCACTCCCCCTTCTCCCGCGTCAAGACCCAGTGGTCCAACCTGACTGCTGACGACCTGCGGGCCAAGGGTTATGTCAAGGCCAGCCGCAAGAAGGACGTTGTCTACGAGGTCGCCAACCGGAAGACCGAGCCGACGACCGTTTACAACAAGACGAAGATTGACCGTGACGATGTCCTCGACATCACCACGTTCAACGTCGTTGCCTGGATGCAGCAGAACCTGCGCCTGGCCCTCGAGGAGGAGCTCGCTCGCGCCGTCCTGATCGGTGACGGTCGTGAGGTGTCCAACCCCGACAAGATCAAGGAGACCAACATCCGTCCTATCTGGAAGGATGACGAGCTGTTCTCCCACAAGGTCCTGATCGACAAGGACGCCAAGACTCCGGACATCATTGACGTCGTTCGCCGGTCCCGGAAGTACTACAAGGGCTCCGGAATGCCGGTTCTGTTCACCACGAACGCCTTCGTCTGCGACATGCTCGAGATCAAGGACCTTAACCAGCGCTACGTCTACGAGACCAAGCAGGCCGTTGCCAACGCCCTGAACGTCTCGGACGTCATCGAGGTTGAGGTTATGGAGGGCGCCAAGCGCGATGTCGCCGGCAAGACCCAGAACCTGCTCGGCATCATCGTCAACATGCAGGACTACACCCTGGGTGCGGACAAGGGTGGCGAGACCTCCTTCTTCGAGCAGTTCGACATCGACTTCAACCAGCAGAAGTACCTGCTGGAGGCTCGTTGCTCGGGCTCGCTGACGAAGTACAAGTCCGCGATCGTCATCGAGAAGGCTACGGCCTGATCCGGTCAAAATGGCAAGATTCTTCGGAAGCATAGGATATGGACACGCCGTCGAGACATCGCCGGGAGTGTTCGAGGACAAGGTCACAGAGAGAGAGTACTACGGGGACGTGAACCGTTCCCAGAAGCAGTACGACAGCGAGCCGAAGGTTCTCCAGAATCTCCGACTCAACAATGAGATCTCCATCGTGGCCGACTCCTACGCCGAGGAGAACTTCTTCGCCATCAAGTATGTGAGATGGATGGGGGCGCGCTGGGTCGTCACAAACGTGGAGGTCCGCCGCCCCCGTCTCATCCTCAACCTCGGAGAGGTGTACAATGGCCCAACGCCTTGAGTTCCATCAGAAACTCGTCGATGCGCTGGGTTCTAGGAACGTCTACTTCCAACCCCCGGAGTCCGTCCAGCTCACCTACCCGTGCATCGTGTACGAACGGAGTCGAGCCGACTCGAAGTTCGGGGACAACGCCAATTGGATGTACACGCCGCGCTATTCGGTCACCCTCATCAGCAGGAATCCCGACGAGCCGGTGCTAGATGTCCTGGCAGACATGCCCATGTCCACCTTCGAGAGGCACTTCGTCTCGCACAACCTTCATCACGACGTGTTCAACATCTACCAAGGAGTATAGATGGCAGCCCTTACATGGGACGAGACGGGCAAGAAGTTCTATGAGACTGGTGTGGACCGTGGGGTCCTCTTCGCCGTCAATCCCACCACTGGCGCTTACGGCAAGGGCGTCGCCTGGTCGGGTCTCACCAACGTGACCGAGACCCCGACCGGTGCGGAGCAGACCGACCTGTACGCGGACAACATCAAGTACCTCTCTCTGACCTCTGCGGAGACGTTCGAGGGCAAGATCGAGGCCTACACCTACCCGGACGAGTGGCTCCAGTGTGACGGCTCGGCAGTGGTCGACAAGGTCGTTATCGGTCAGCAGGAGCGCACCTCCTTCGGCCTGGCCTACCGCACCATCAAGGGTAACGACCAGCAGAAGAACAACTTCGCCTACAAGCTGCACCTTCTGTACGGCCTGGCAGCCTCCCCCTCGGAGCGCTCCTACGGCACGGTCAACGACTCTCCTGAGGCGATCACCTTCTCGTGGTCCTTCAAGGGTACCCCGGTGAACGTCACGGGTCACAAGCCGACCTGTGTTGTCACCCTCGACTCCAGTGTCGTCGGCAAGGCCGGTATGACCGCTATCGAGAAGCTGATCTGGGGCGACGGGGCTGGTGACCCCAAGCTCCCGACCCCCGACGAGGTCATCGCCGCCGTCAAGGCTGCGGCCTGACAACTCCCACGGACCCCGTGATTCGCTCCGGGGTCCGTGGTGACTCCAGGGAGGAACGAATGCTGATGATTCACGTCGTCGGGGACGAGCTATACGACGAGGATCGCAACGAGTTCATCAACGGTTTCGAGGGTGACCTCGAGCTGGAGCACAGTCTCGTCGCTCTGTCAAAATGGGAGTCCAAATGGCACATCCCCTACATTGGCAACGAGAAGCTCACTGAAGAGCAGGTCCTGGACTACATCAAGTGCATGACTCTGAATGACGTCGACCCCGTCGTCTACTCGCACTTGTCTATGGACAACGTGAAACGGATTCGAGAGTACATCGAAGACTCAATGACAGCTACCACGTTTGTGGAGTCCGAGGGCTCAAGCCCCGCTCGTAACGTTATCACGTCGGAGCTGGTCTACTACTGGATGGTCGCTCTCCAGATTCCGTTCGAGTGCCAACACTGGCACCTTCATCGACTTCTCACGCTCATCCGAGTGTGCAACGTCAAGAACCAACCCGACAAGAAGATGTCGACCGCCGCCACGCTTCGACAGAATCAGGCTCTGAACGCGGCGAGACGGGCCAAGTACAAGTCAAGAGGTTAACATGCCTGGCGTTACCCCTCTCCTCCATACTAAAGTTCAGGGAGAGTCCAGTCCGTTCAGCACCGTCTACATCTCTCCCACTAACGGGGTCACCGATGCCTCGATCACCCTGGGCGCAGACCCCACCTTCGAGTTGGACGTCGCCTTCTACGAGGGATCCAAGGCCCTGGTGCGGGTCGTTCGAAAGGACGGTTCTTCGGATCAGAAGATCATCGAGCTCAAGGAGTCCATGCCTGAGAAGGTCGTGTGGTTCAACAACCGGGCCGCCGCTGGGTACGGGACATTCGACACCGGATGGATCAAGTGCCCTGACGACAACGCCTACGTCTACCGCATCATGGCAGGCATGGTCTATGTCAAGCGCAACAGTGACTGGCAGACTCAGGATCTTAACGGGACGAGGGACGTCAAGGTTGTCGATCTCCCCAAGGAGATCCAGGTTCGAAGCCGGGCGACGTTCGTTATCCCTAAGGGTGACTACACAGACGACGGATCTATCATCGAGATCTGGCCCGGAGATGCAGCAACGCCTCCACGTGTTCGCGCGCAGCTCAAGAGCAACGGCGCTCGAATCATTCCCGTACTATTCGCTCCCATCGAGAACGCCAACGGCTGAAAAGGTCAAAATGACTGTATCTCAATACGCAGCATCCTGCGCCAGGTACTACGCCGACGTCGCTGATGTCGGCTACTCGCAGCCAGATCGCTGGACTTTCTATGATCGGTCCGACTGGGACGGTTGGCTCATCAATCCGCCCGCCAACGCCGACTGTTCGGCTCTCGTCGCCGGCTGTTACAACCTCGCGGCTCACCACGAGTGGGGCGAACCCTTCACCGCTGGGTATTTCCCTCGGTCAACCTGGACCGGGTCCCTTCGGGAGGAGTGCCTTCAGCGAAACTTCGCCGACATCTCCGACCAGTGGACTGGCAACGAGCCTGACGGCGGATTCGAGATCGGCGATATCGTCTTGTCCGAGGCCGCTTCGGGAGGTCGAGGTCATGTCGCAATGGTGACTGGTCTCAACCCCACGATTCTGTCCGAGGCATGGATCGCTGAGGATGGTTCCGACGACGGTTGGATGGGCGATCAGACCGAGCAAGAGGTCCGCTCCAAGGAGTACAACGAGCACCCGTACACCCAACAGGCGGCCTGGACGCACTGTCTTCGTCGACGGGACAACCACGGTGCCTCGGCGCCATCGCATGCTGAGACTTCCTCAGGCACATCCATTCAGCAGGCCGTACTTCGCGCCGCTGATGCTGTCGGGTGTCCTTGGTGGGCTGCTCTCGGCTGCCTCAAGGTGGAGACTGGCGAAGAGGGTGCCAACATCTACGGCCACGACGCCGGAGGTGCCTGCTCGGGCTGGGGCGAGGTCACGGAGCACAACTTCAAGAACTACTTCTGGCCCATCGTCTCTGAGTGGGGGACCTCGAACGGCGTCGGCCCACTTCAGGTCACCTACAACGGATATTTCATCAACGATCCTGACCGAGCCTGGTGGGATCCGCAGAAGTCGGCCGAGGTCGGCTGCTCCATCCTCAAGGGTCTCATCGACGCTGAGGGCGATTCCTACGAGGACCTCCGCCGTGTGGGGTCTCGCTACAACTCCGGGACCATGTACGGGTCCTACGAAGCGTACGGTGTGCCTTTCTCCGATGCATGCCGATACTGGTACAACAAAGGCCGTCCGTCTCAGGGTACGAGCGACGGCGGAGAGGAACTCGAAGTGTCATACGCAACTGATCTGCTTTCTGAGATCAAGGACCGCCTTGTCGAGGTTTCTGACCAGACTGGTGCCGGCATCGCCGGTCGTCGTTTCGACGGCCCCATAGTCGGCTGGCTGAAGGATGTCTCCTACAAGGAGGACCAGATCCTTAAGGCTCTCAACGAGATCAACACGAAGCTCGACGAGAATAAGTGAGGACGCCGTGCCTTACTGTCACGTCAAGGGAGACATTCCTCCGTTCGCCACGCTGACAGTCGATCCTGATGACGGACCCACCTATATCGACACTGCCGGAGAGAACGGTAAGATCGACGGTATGGTGTGGTTCTTCCGCGGCACCAGCGCTCGACTCTTCCTGGATGACCAGGGATGGCCCGCCACAAAGACGGTAACTCTGAGCAAGGATAACACCGTCGACGTCTCCATCAAGACCAATCGTCCAGCTGGCGGCGGGGGAGGCGGTAATGGGAACGTCCTGATCCTCGGTCGTGAGGAGCAGGTGCCCGCAGGTACTCCTCCGAACACGGTCATCGTACGAAAGGTCTGATCATGGCTTCCCACCTGAAGAGCATCGCTGTTTCCAAGAACCAGGACGAGAAGCTCAGCGTTCCGTCAGCTGTTGGGGACTGGGCGCTGCTCGTAGTGGGTGGCCAGTTCGGCACTATGCAGGATTGCACGCCGGCTGGATGGACTGGTAAGTACGCCACAAGCGCCAAACTTCGCTCTTGCACCGTGGCTGTCAAAATGGTTGCTGATCCTGCCGACACCCAGAACGTGGCGTGGAAGTCTCCGGACCCGGCTCACAACGGACGACACGTCGCGGCGCTCATGGTATTTGACGGGACCAAGGTCAAGAGTCTGGTACCCGGCGCACCGGCAGAGAGTGCAGACAACTGGAAGAACGGACCATTTCCTCAGCTCACAGGGTTCGTGCAGCACGATGTGGCTACCAATCCCGTAGCGACTTTCCCAGAAAACGTCGAGTCGGTAACCAACGGTGCCTGGGGCAAGGACACAAAGATGTCCTGGTCGTCGATCGTCGTCGGATACGCTCAGTCGCCGTACGTTCCGCCAAGTGAAACCGGCGTGTGTGCCCTCTTCGGCGTCGACGTCCGGCTTAAGGAGCAGAACGACTCGCTCGATCCGACTCTCGCTGACGGATCCAAGATCGGTGTCAACGTGTGGGACGGGGCTCGCGAGACCCCAACCGTCACGATGCGCGCAATTCCCGAGGGCGCCAAGACGATCTCGGAGCTCCTCACGATTCCGCACTTCATTGTGGGGCATCGTGGCGGATCCCAGTCCTGGCCTGAGCACACTGAGATTGGTTACACCCAGGCGGTCGATTACCACGCTCACGCGCTGGAGTTCTCGGCCGCTCGCAGCAAGGACGGCGTCTGGTTCGGCTGTCACGACAAGAGCCTGTCGCGTCTTGTTCCAGCTCTGACCAAGAACGCAGACGAGTATACTTGGGCCGAGATCAAGGCCGAGGCGTCGAAGACCCAGTACATGCCGGCAACGATCGATTGGTTGATGGACACGTACTCCAAGAGTCACGTCATCGTCTTCGATCCGAAGTACAAGCTGGGTGAGTGGCAGACCGTTTGTGACATGTTCAAGGGCATGGAGCAGAAGGTCATACTCAAGTCCTACGGAGACTCCAAGTGGGCATTCGACGGAATGCGAGCACGCGGGTTCAAGACCTGGGGGTATGCGTACGCCTCGGATACAACCAAGGAATGGTATCCGAACTTCCTTGCGGGGAAGGTCTGCGATATTCTGTCCATGGAGTTCAATGCGCCACAGACCACATGGGATGCCCTGAAGGCCTCGGGTCTTCCAACGGTTGCGCATATTCCCGCCGACGCTGACCAGCTCAAGACAGGATGGTCTCGAGGAGCCATGGGCGCCATCGTGTCAGGTATTGCGGCCGCCTGTGAGAGGGCCGCATGAGTCCGGCGTTCACGCTGGAGATGGATTCGAGGATGGATACGGGAAAGTGGCTCGAGAGACTGAAAGAGGGCCGCTTCTTCGATTTCCTCGACGACTGCGGACAGGCCGGGGTGGCTGCACTAGCTGCTGCTACTCCGGTCAGGTCCGGGTACACTGCATCCAGCTGGTCCTACGAGATCAAGCGGAGCAGAAACCGAGTCTCGCTGGTCTGGAACAACTCCCACGTGGAGCAGGGTGTCCCGATCGCAGTCATATTGCAATACGGGCATGGCACCAGGACCGGTGGCTATGTCCAGGGCGTGGATTATATAAATCCGGCGCTCAGGCCTATATTTGACAGCATCGTCAAGCAGCTTGAAAGTGCGGTGAGAGGCTAGTGGCGTCAATCGAGGAGCGGGTAGTCGCTCTTAAGTTCAACAACGGCCAATTCATGAACGGGGTTCAGGACTCTCTTAACGGAGTCAAGAAGCTCGAGGAGGGATTGGCATTCCGAGGCGGTGTCGAGGGGATTAATCAGGTCTCAGCGGCCGCCAAGAACCTTAATTTCTCGGAGGCCCAGGCGGGTATTGCCGAGACTACGAGCAAATTCTCGGCTCTCCAGTCGATCGCGTTCGGCGCACTCGCCAGCATCGGTGGAAAGATCGCAGAAGTCGGCTCCTCGATGCTCTCGAGCTTCACGGTTCAGCCCCTTATCGACGGCATGAAGGAGTACGAGCTTCAGCTCAACTCCGTTCAGACCATTCTCGCCAACACTGCCCAGAAGGGCGAGACGATCCAGACCGTTAACGCGGCTCTGGACCAGCTGAACACTTACGCAGACCAGACCATCTATAACTTCGGTGAGATGACGTCCAACATCGGTAAGTTCACCGCTGCCGGTATTGGTCTGGATGACTCGGTCGCATCGATTAAGGGTCTGGCGAACTGGGCAGCAGTCGCTGGTGCCAACTCCGAGGCCACCTCGAGGGCTATGTACCAGCTTTCGCAGGCTATGGCCGCGGGAACGGTGAAGCTTCAGGACTGGATGTCCCTGGAGAACGCCGGAATCGCTACCAAGCAGTTCCAGGACCAGCTGATTCAGACAGCCAAGGTCCACGGTAAGAGCGTCGACGAAATGATCGCCAAGAACGGGTCGTTCAGGCTATCCCTCCAAGAGGGATGGCTGACCCAGGAGATCATGATGGAGACGCTGAAGCAGATGGCCGGTGAGTACACCGACGAGCAGCTTCTCTCCATGGGTTACACCGAAGAGCAGGTTGCTCAGATCCAGGAACTGGCCAAGACCGGTATGTCCGCAGCACAGGACATCAAGACGTTCTCTCAGTTGATGGGCGTTATCGGTGAGGAGCTGGGTTCGTCCTGGGCTCAGTCGTTCCGAATCATCTTTGGTGACTTCGAGCAAGCCAAAGAACTGTGGACCAAGGTCGGCGCGTTCCTAACGGGCCCGAGCGGTGTCATCACCCAGATGGGTAACGCCCGGAACGCCCTCCTCCAGGGATGGGCTGACCTCGGGGGTAGGGAGAAGATCCTTGAGGGTCTTGCCTCCCTGTTCCACGCCATGTGGGATCCGTTGCAGCGCATCGGTCAGGCGTTCTCGCAGGTCTTCAGCGGCCCCTCCGCTGAGGGTCTGTATGCGATGTCCGAGGCGTTCGCCAACTTCATGGCTAAGTTGGTCCCCAGCGAGGCTACGGTCGAGTCGATCGGTAACTACTTCGAGGCATTCTTCCGGATCGTCAAAATAGGTGTACTGGTTCTCACAGACTTCGCCAAGGTGATCGGATGGATCGCCGGCGGAGCGCTCAAGGGACTGGGAGCCATCATTTCCAACCTTCGTGGCCACACCGCGGGTTGGTCTTGGAGTCTCCTGGAGAGCGTCGAGGCCGTTCAGAGTTGGTATGAAAGCCTGAATGTCGCCGAGAACGTTATCAAGGCCCTCATCTGGACAGGCCACGGTCTGAAGCGTATATGGAACAACTTCTCCGAGGGTTTCCACGACGAGATCACGCCCAGTCTCAGGCGCCTCAAGGAGGCCTGGGACGGTCTGTGGGCGGCTCTGAAGACTGCGGGTTCCAGTATCAAGGAATCCATCGTTGCCCCCTTCCGGGAGCTCAAGGAGAGCGCCCAGGAGGTCGGTCAGGCGCTCGGTATCACCAGCGATTCCACCGAGGAGGCTGGCGAGACTGCCGAAGCGAACGAATCCAAGTTCACCAAGCTCAAGAACAAGATCGTCGAGCTGTTCGAGTCTGCCTACAAGAAGTCATATTTCTGGGGGCAGCACCTGGCGGACCATCTTATTCCGGCGATCGACAAGCTCACTAGCTTCATCATCTGGCTAACTGAGTGCATCAACAAGCAGGCCATCGTCGTCAGCGACTGGTTGACCCCCAAGATGGAGCGACTGGCCGCGCTTTACGACGAGGTGTCCACCAAGTTCAGCGAGTGGGCCGAGGCCATGCAGAACGGGCCCGATATTGCTTGGTTGTCGTCCCTTGGCGGTATTCTTTCGTCGTTTGGAGCTGGTGTCTGGGGCGTCCTCAAGAATCTGGCGACTCTGAACTTCGACTTCGACACCAAACCGTTCCATAAGGCGTTCAGCGACCTCAAGACGCTAATGGGCGAGTATGCCGAGTCTGTCAAGTACGGCTGGAGTACCACCAAGGACTTCATCGCCAACCTTGAGCTCAAGGACAAGGCTACGTCCGGGTGGCATAACTTCGTCAAGCTTATTCACGGCATTGGTAAGGTTCTGTCCACCGTCGGCCACTACGCGATCATCGCCGCCAAGGCTCTCATCGAGCCGTTCAAGGGCGCATTTGCTGAGCTCAAGAACATGGCCGACAACGGCGACTACGGCGGCATATTCGACGCTATCCTCAAGACTGGCGCTCTGGTTACATTCCTCGCAATTGCCCGGAATGTTATCAACACCTTCAAGGAGTGGGGCAAAGCAGGATCCAACTTCGCTGGAATCCTCGGCAGCGTCAAGGACGTCATCGACGGATTCAAGGAGTCGATGGAGGCCACGACCAACAAGGTTAAGGCTACCACTATCCTTATTCTCGCTGGCGCCGTTCTCGTTCTGGCCGCTGCGCTCTGGGTTGTCGCTCAGATCCCGGCTGGTAGGATTGTAGCCGCTGGTGCTGCTCTATATTTCATGTTCAACATGCTGAAGAAGGCGGAGGACCAACTAGAATCCTCTGGCGAAGGCAAGGACATGAAGGGCCTCACCAAGCGAATGCTGGCACTGGTCGTATTGGCCGGAGTCGCGCTCCTCCTGGGTAAGGCTCTGAACAACATCGGCACCATGTCTTGGGACGATATCCTCAAGGGAACTATCGGTCTCTTCGCTGTCATAAAGATGCTCTTGATGATGGCCGAGACAACTACCAAGAGGAACAAGGATATCCTAGCGTTCGCCCTCACGGCGGTTCCGCTGGGTATTGGCGTAATGCTCCTCGCCTATGCGGTCAAGCCTCTCGGTGAGATGAGTCTTTCCGACCTGGTTCAGGGCGTTCTGGCACTCGGTCTTATCATGAAGATGATGACCATGATGTCGGAGATGGGTACAGTCAAGGTCAAGAAGGCATCGGCGTTCGCATTCCTTGCGCTGGCATTTACCATGCGCCAGATCGCGAAGGTCTTGACTGAGATCGGTGCATTGTCCTGGGGCGACACGATCAAGGGTATCCTAGCCCTGGATATTTGTCTGGCGTCCTTGGCCTTCACGGTCCAACGGCTCGACAAGTTCGGGGGCGGCAAGTCTCTTGTCGGAGCCCTGTCGCTCCTTATCGTGTCGGCGACACTCAAGCTCATCGCCAGCGATATCGAGAGCTTCGCCTCCATGCCATGGGGGGACTACCTCAAAGGTCTAGTCATGATGGCAGCAGCTCTGGCCGTTCTCGTTGGGATCAGCTCCATCGGCGGAGGAAGCCTCGGCGGTGCCGCTGGCCTCTTCATAACTGTAGCGGCCCTCGCTCTCCTGGCGCCTGTAATGAAGATGCTGGGCGAGATGGACTGGGCCACGGCGGGCAAGGGTATCGCTATCATGGCTCTTGGACTGGCCGCTCTTGTGGCTGTCGGGTATGTTGCCGAGTTCGCCGCGGTCGGTCTACTCGCATTGGGCGGCGCTATCCTGATGATCGGGATGGGTGTTGGTCTAGCGACCGAGGGTATCGCCAAGTTGGTTGATGCCATAGCGAACCTGTCGACCTCGGGCGCCGATGGTGTCCAGACATTCCTCGCGGCCGTCGACGGCTTCATTGAGAGAATGCCTGCGATGGGTACGGCGCTCGGCGAGGGCTTCATCAACTTCATGCAAGTCCTCATCGACAACTCTGGCACCATCGTCGAGTACCTCAAGCTTATCCTGACGTCTGGCGCTCAGGCTATGATTGAGTCTATCCCGACGTTCGTTCAGCTCATGACCACGATCCTCCTGGCGATCATCCAGGTCATATACGACAACGCCCAGGCTCTGATCGACTGCGCCATATTCTTGATCCTGACCTTGTCGCAGGCTCTCATTGATAACATGCCGCAGTTGGTCCAGAGGGGGTCGGATGTCCTCATATCATTCTTGGATGGTCTGAGTCAGAAGATCCCCGAGATCGGGACGAAGGCTACGGACTGTATCGTGGCGTTCATCACCAGTCTCGGCGACGAGATGCCACGAATCACTGATGCAGCGGCCAAGACCGTCATCAAGTTCATCAACGGGCTTGCTGACGCAATCGAGAACAACTCCGAAGCGATGGCTCAGGCGGGCGTTCGACTCATCAGTGCCATCACTAGGGGTATCGGCACCGGCATCAAGACCCTCGTATCTACGGGCGTCGCGCAGATGAAGAACGCTGGTATCCAGTTGGTCAACGGCCTAAAGAACGCGATCACCGAAAAGCTATCCTCTATCGCCAGTGCGGTTACGAGTATGGGTAGCACCGTTGTTTCGAAGGTCAAAGCAGCATTCGGCATTCATTCTCCTTCGAGGGTGATGTACGAGATCGGTGATTTCCTGATGCAGGGTCTTGCAAATGGTATCACCGATAACACTGAGCAGGGGATCGCGGCTGCCAGCACCATGGCCACCGACACTGTCGACGCGTTGTCCAAGGGCTTCGGTAACACGAAGGATATTTGGAACAACGCATTCGGAGAGAACGCCGATCCGACGATCAAGCCGGTTCTGGACCTCTCGCAGGTCGAGGAGCAGGCGGGTCGTCTCGACGAAATTCTCCCCAAGGAGGAGATCGCTGGCACTCTCACGACGACAGCGACTGCGCAGCTCGCGGGACGAGTCGTTACTAGCACTCCAGTGAAGTCGAATGACACCGCCGCCAGCGAGACGTACAACCAGGGCACAAGTCTCGTGTTCAACCAGTACAACAACTCGCCGAAGGCGCTGTCCGAGGCGGAGATCTACCGCCAGACTCGCAACCAGATCGAGCAGGTGAAGGGAGCCATGTACGAGCTATGATTGAGTCAATCGAGTTTCTTACGTACCGACAGCAACGCGTCGTTCTTCCTCTGAGGGATCCTTGGGGGATCGGCGTGGCTGTCAAATCCGTTGATGGTCTGTCGGCTACGAAGGCCTCGATCAACACGACTGAACTGGCTCTTACGGATGTGGCTATATTCAACGGCGCGAGGGCGGGAATGAGGAACCTCAAGATCAAACTCGCGCCGTTGCCCATGCCCGACATCGAGACCAGCAGGCAGCGCATATACTCCTGGTTCCAGATCAAGCAGCTCATGACTGTGTATATCAACACGGACAAGCGGAGGGTCAAAACCGAGGGGTACGTCGAGACGGTTGAGGCGGACATATTCTCGAAAGAGCAGGAGATCGATGTCTCCATCCTATGCCCGGATGCTTACTGGCATGACGCGGATACCAGCATCGACAAGAACCTTGAGTGGTCCAGGGAGATCCCCTCTTTCGAGTTCGACTTCATGGATCAGCCATCTCCGTCGCTGGAGTTCAGCAAAGATCGAGGTTTATTGTCCGCCACGATCGACTATGAGGGCGATGTGGAGACCGGGTTCACCATGGTCTTCACTTTCCGTCCGGGAGCCAAGCTTCCGATCACGGTGACCGAGACATTCTCCGGCGACCAGTTCAAGCTCACCGGGGCATTTCTCGACAAGACGTACTACAAGGTCGACCCCATTGTGGGCGGCGATATCGTCACAGTCAATTCTAGGACAGGGCGCAAGTCCATCATCCGAAATCGAGGCGGCCGCAAGGACAAGTTCATAGCGGCGCTGGATCGTAACTCGGACTGGCTCAAGCTGAGGCCCGGGGTCAACGAGTTCCAGATTGCCATGAATGATCCAAATCTCACCGACGTATATTTCTCGACCGACGTTCTCTTCCAGGGGGTGTGACATGTATCTTGCGGTTTTTGATGAAGCCATGATCCTCCAGCATATCTGCGAGGACTACAAGTCCATCGTCTGGACGGAGAGGTTCCACGGCTTCGGCGATTTCAAGCTCACCGTCCCTGGAACCCTGGAGAATCTGCAGATCTATCAACTCGACTACTACCTGTATACCAAAGGCACAAACAAGCTCATGATCATTGAGCAGGTCGAGCTCAACACCGAGTATAGTAAGCAGTCGCTATTGACGATCAGCGGACGTAGTCTTGAGTCTATATTGGATCGGCGCGTCATGCATCCTTATCCGATTTGGGATGGGACTAGGCTGTGCATGCACGAGCGAACCAAAGGAAAAGTCAAAGACGTTATCAAGCACTACACCAACCTGCTGTTCAAGCAAAGGGACTCGCTGGACACGTCGCACGAGAGACACGTCACGGGATTCGGCTGGTACTCTGTCGATGAGCTGCCTTCAGGGATTCGTAAGGGACGCCCCGTTTCTTCGATGGATATCGGAGACATCAGAGCGAACGCTAACGGTACTGTCCGAAACATGTCGCGGAATCCCGATTACACTAATGTGGCCTATGATAGCGTTGATCCATATATTATGGAAGGTTCCTGGTACAAACTTGTTCAGGAGCTAACCGACTTGACTATGTCTGGATGGGCTATCGAGTATGACGGGGAAGATCCGTATTACTGGTATGGGTATACATATAACGGCGTGAACCGAACATTTAATCAAGGCGAACGCCCCCCGGTAGTGTTCTCTCCGAAGTATGACAACCTGTCCAAGGCAACCTACTTCAAGTCTAAGGTGTCTACGAGAACGAAGATATTCTCGGGCGCTGTGAAATTTACTGTACCCTTGGAGTTGCAGGTTACAAAAGAGTATCTCGATGACAACCGAGACTCCGCGATGCAGAACAACTCCGTTACCGTCGGCACCAAGGGGCTTGGTCTGCGGGAAGGTTATTTCCAGAATCCGTCGATCGAACATACCAACGGATACACGATCTCGACGGGGGCCAAACAGTGGGGCTTGTCTTCGATTGACCCAGAGTCCATCTATCGTCAGATTGGCGAGCAGTGTAATACTGAGCTATGGCGGCACATGCCCCTTGAGATGTTCTCGGGTGAGGCTGCCCAACAGTCTATGTACACTTACAACGAGGACTTCTTCTTGGGCGATTTCGTGCAGATCCAGAACGAGTTCGGACAGCAGGACATCGCTCGGGTGACCGAGTACATCCGCACATCTTCAGACTCGGAGGGGGACGTCTTCTACCCGACGTTCGCGTCCTTGTCCGATATTCAGAAGTCGAAACCGGGGTTGAACATCACATGACAGAGAAATCAGGATTCTTCGTCTCTATCAATGGGGACCGGAAATACTCCGCTGACGACTTCGGCCGCATGTTCGACGGAGTCATCTCGGACGGTATATTCCAGAACTGGGGTCGAGGCTACCAGGTTGCCAAAGGCTCTGGACGAGAGATCGTCGTACAGTCTGGTCGCGCCTGGTTCAAGGGACACTGGATTGAGAACGACGCGAACAAGGTCTACGCGCTTACCGGGGGCGCTACGGACGGCGACCGCTATGATGCCATAGTTCTCAGAGTCGACAAGACGCCCAGCGTTCGCTCCGCGGGCACCCGTGTTATTCAGGGCACTTCTGGTGGCGGTGTTCCACAGCCTACCCAGACGAACGATACCTTCGAGGTCATCATCGCCTATATTCGGGTCCCCAGAGGAGCCAAGACGAACACAGACTTCGAAGTCACGGATTGCCGTGGTAGGGTTGGCGCCCAGTATGCTCAGTGGGCTCAGAGTGTCATGCAGCCCAAGCAGATCACTCTGAATAACAAGAACGATTTCCTCAACGCCTTCAACAATGACCCGAATCTCAAACGAGTTATCACCCGAGGCAACAACCTGGGCAGGGTCATGACGCCCGCCCAGAAGGCCGCCATTCGAAACGGGACGTTCGACGGCTTGTGGCTGGGCGACTACTGGCAGTACAACGATAATTCCTGCAAGTGGATCATCGTCGACTTCGACCGGTGGCTGGACTACCCGAACGGCGAGAACCAGCATCGTATTACGGTCATGAGCGACCGTAACCTCGGAATCGACAACATCGGCGAGTCGGGATGGTGCGAATACGGCTGGAACGGCT